GTATGGATGCTGTTACAGCACATAAGAGCATGGAAGAACAATACGGCGAGAAACCGTTTGTTGATCTTAATGAAAAAGGTGCCAGGCAACTGATAATCTATGCTAACATGGCTACTGGTACCTGGACTGTGTTTGCTTTTAATCCACAACAAAATCAACTGTGTGCTATCACTGCAGGAAAAGATTTCAAACCCGCAGAGAGCAGGTTTGATCCCAAGTTGTGATATTTAAATTGGTGGTATAATAAAGAGGAGTACGATATGTTATCTAAATTTTTTGATGGGGTTGATAAAATGGTTGTTGCAAGGTTGGTGTTATTCCACACTGCAGTGATTGCAATCTCTAATTACCTCGTGTCTATCAATTTTGACCTGTTTGGTCATCCGCTAACAGCAGCTGCATTCACCTTTCCTTTGGTGATCGTTGCTACTGACTTGACTGTTCGTTTGATTGGTAAGACAGCAGGACGAGCAGTTGTTGCCCTCAGTTATATTCCTGCAGTTGTTGTTTCTGTTGCAGTGATCCTTTGGAGTGGAGCTCCTGAATCAGTTGCATATCGGATTGGTTTTGCTTCTGGCTCTGCCTATCTAGTAGGTACTATGCTAGACGTTTATGTATTCCAATGGGTACGTGAACGATTTACTGCATGGTTCTATGCACCAGCACTTAGCATGATTGCTGCCAACTTTATTGATACTTACACATTCTTCTACGTTGGCTTTGCTAACGGAGCAGATGAGTTCATGGCAGCAAATTGGGATACGGTTGCACTAAATCAAGCTATCACAAAGCTAGTGATTGGTTGGATTGTCTTCCTTCCTGCATATGGTGTGTTACTAAACATAATCCAAAAGAAAATAATCGTTATCAAGTAATATGCTGTGGGATTATCACATCGGTAGAGAAGAGCCGTTCTACCGATGTGATATTTGAATTGGTGGTATGATATGAAGACGGTTTTAGTCACTGGTGGATATGGATATATCGGTTCGCATGCTATCAAAGCATTAGCAAGTGCTGGGTATACAGTTGATAGCATAGATTTTAAACAATCTACTAACAAGATAAAAAGATATGTCCGATCGGATAGGATCCGTGACATATCCAAGATGACAAGCATGGGCGGCAACTGGGGCGAGTATGATGCTGTCGTCCATCTTGCAGGATTGATATCCGTAGAACAATCTGTTCAATATCCATGGTTGTATTTTAAGAACAATATCCTGGGAACGAAAAATCTGCTTGACTGTGTCCACACAGATCATCTGATATTCGCATCGACTGCAGCTGCTTTTAATCCTGCGTCACCTTATGCGACTTCTAAGATCGCTGCCGAACAGCTAGTCAGGAATCAGAGTAAGAATCATACGATCTTCAGGTTCTTTAATGTTGCCGGCAACAATAATGAGTTCAGTCAGATTGGGGAATCCACTCATCTGATCAGGATTGCCGCAGAGACTGCTGCCGGCAAGAGAACCCATATGAGCATCAATGGGACGGATTGGCAGACGAGAGATGGGACCTGCATCCGTGATTATGTCCATGTGATGGATCTCGTAGAATGTATCCTCAAAGCAATCGAAGTGCCTGCTAATACTGATTATGAATGCATCGGAAGCGGCATCGGTTATACAGTGAATGAAGTGATCGATATGATGAAAGAGATATCTGGCCAGGATTTCAAGGTGATACAATCTCCTCGAAGGAAAGGCGATACAGCAGAAGTTCTGATCCCTGAACACAAATCAAAATACTTTTACGGAAATAGGACGCTAGAAGAAATGTGCCTCAGTGCATATAAGATGGAATTGAAATAAGGTAATGAGATTATATTGACTATAGATTAAGATAAATTATATTATAAAATTATCAATAAATTACATGGAGCAATGGCAATGAGTAAATATAAACACGGAATCATACAAAATGATGTTAATGGTGAAACAGATTGGTTTTATTATCCTTACATAGACCATGCATGGCAAGTTTTAGCGACTCACTATCTTATTGATGCTAAAGAAAAATATTTTAAATATGTCGTTAATAAACGGGTGGTTGTGACAGCTGGCGGACACATAGGAATGTTTGCTAGATTCTATTCTAAGATATTTGAACGTGTATATGTCTTTGAGCCGGTACCTTTTCATTTTTTTTGTCTCGTAAATAATAACCAATCAGATAATGTAATTAAAATGCAATGTGCTCTTGGCGATGAAAATAAACTTATCGGAATGCATGATCCTCATAGCAAACATTTATCATATGAAGTAGATCCTAATACGACAAATGCAATCTTTCCTACAATCACTCTTGATACCCTAAACTTAGATGCATGTGATCTGCTTCAGCTGGATGTAGAAGGATATGAATTACAAGCAGTCAGGGGTGCAGTTGAAACTATTAAAAAATATAAACCTGTTATTATTTTAGAAAGCTCTGGTGTAGAATTAGAACTCAATCAGCTGATGCGGGAACTTAATTATAATATGGTTGAAGCTACTACTTATGACAGAATTTGGATACCTTTGTAATAATTGAAATAAGGCGATTGCTGCCAATATGTGAGAGGTAATACAAGATGGATGCTGAAGTACATTATGCTTTCCCTACAGCTATATTCACTCAACAGTTAGAAGATTTCGAATCCATAAACAAGATATTTTTAGATAATATTGAACCATATGATTTTACCAGCACAGGTGAAGTATTGACCGGAGAATATCTTGGTAAGATATCAATGCACCACAATCCTCTATTTAAAGATTTTTATAAAATAGTATCTGAATGTGCCAGAGACTATGTTGATTTCTTAGGCATGAGAGAAGACATTTTTGAATATCATTTTACAAAATCTTGGCTATCAATAATCGATAAACCAACACTGCACATGAGATATCACTCACACAGCGTTTCTGATATATCCTGGGTATATTATGTACAAGTTCCTGAAAATGCTGATGCCATATCTTTTTTTAACAAGCACAAACCAAACGAACTTTTTTCAGGATTCATGGATGATGGCAGAGACAGTCCTTTAGATGATTTATATGACTTCACTCCCAAAGGCAAAACTTTCTTTAAGGAAAGAAATGCAGCAAATTATACAACTTTTAATGTTCCGCCTCAGGAAGGAATGCTGATATTGTTTCCTGGTAAACAACAACACGGAACAATACCACACCCAGATGCAACGGGACCTCAGTTGGGAAAACGCACAGCGGTTGTTGGAGACATCAATTTAATCCTTAAACCAGGCCATCTAAATTTTGAATCAGGAAGAATAAATAACGATTACATGAGAACATTTGATTAATAATATGTTGACAATGCTGCGATGCTTTACTACAATATAAAGAGAATGGAGAGGTGGCTGAGAGGCCGAAAGCACTCGGTTGCTAACTGAGCGAGCCCTAATCCGGCTCCGTGGGTTCGAATCCCACCCTCTCCGCCAATGTATAATGAGGAAACAATGATTTCAGTCGTGATACCAACTATGTGGAAGTTCAGGCCTTTCTTACAGTTCTTAGAAGATATGTTAGATTTACCTGCTGTAGGTGAAGTGATCATCATCAATAATGATGCCGCAAAGACGCCGGTAGATCACGTCTTGTCTAATCCTAAGGTCAGGATGTATGATTTCGGGAAGAACATCTACGTCAATCCTGCATGGAACTTTGGCGTGGCACAGAGCAAGTTTGATAAGATCTGTCTGCTCAACGATGATGTGATAGTCGACCTTAAGTTGTTCGCTCGCATGGATAAGTTCTTGAATAATGAGATCGGGTTGTGCGGGATCAGTCCCGGCCTGAAAGAAGAGTTTGGCCAAGTCCCAATCACTTCAGGAGAGATCGATATCGTCCATTGCAATGTGCCATACAATCACAGGACACATTTTGGTCTCGGGACACTGATGTTCTTTCATAAAGATGTATATATCCCGATCATCGATGGGTTAGATCTCTATTGGGGCGATAACTTCATCTATGATACCCTATTCTATAAGATGAATGAGAACTATCTGATCACAAACTGTTTTTATTATTCTCCAAATGCACAGACAACATCTACTATCCAGAATGCAAACGAGATACTCCAGAGAGAACATATCGTCTATAATACAGACATGCCTGCTATCATAAATGGATTATGGGGCAGCAACAGACATAGGACAGGCCTATAATATGCGTAACAATAATATATTTGAAAGGAACTAAAATGATTAATCTAACAGAAATCGATAAAGCAACAGTCGCTAAGCTATTCCTATTCCACGTATTTATCATCGGGCTATCCAATTATCTAGTACAGTTTCCGCAAGAACTTATGGGTGTCCCGTTTACGTTAGCGATGTTTACGTTTCCTCTCGTCCTCGTTGCTACTGATCTTACAGTCAGACTAACTAATAAGACGAATGCTCGTATCGTCATCGCGCTAGCATTCATCCCGGCGATCTTGATTAGCGCAGAGCTCTCTACGCTCCGTATCGGCCTTGCGAGTGCTGGCGCATACTTAATCGGACAGCTGTTTGATGTCACTGTGTTCCAACGGATCCGTGAGAAGTTCTCTGCATGGTGGATCGCACCTTTCGCATCTTCTATCTTTGCAAACATCATTGACACATATCTTTTCTTCGGTGCCGCTTTTCATAATAGCGAAGATGAGTTCATGGCGAACAACTGGGTCCATATCGCAAATAATGATGTTTTCTTTAAGATCCTGATTAGCTTGATCATTATCCTTCCTATCTACGGAGTTGTATTGAACTACTTCCAGAAGAAGGCGCTCGCTATCAGCACGAGTAACTAATACAATACGGGGGATTAGCTCAGCGGTAGAGCAGTGCTTTTACACGGCGAAGGTCGGCGGTTCGAACCCGTCATCCCCTACCATAACAATGTTAAGATGGAGATCGTGGTGCGATGAAGAATATTTTGTTGGTTGGAAAAAACAGTTTCATAGCCTCAAATTTAGCAGTAGCGCTACGATCTCATAATGTCGTCGATCATGTCGCTTATAATGAGATTGATGATATTAAGAATGATAAGCATGACCTGATAATAAATTGTTCTCTAAATCCTGCATATAAGAACTCATCTTACTCAGAAGAACATGATATTGACCTCCGATTATCTCGTAGATTTAAAGGCCACCATGTCATGTTTAGTTCTCGTAAAGTATATGGGTCTGATGATCGATTGATATCTTATGCAGAAGAATCGCCCGTCAATCCGATTGACTATTATGGGCAGAATAAATCTCTCACAGAAATAAAGATAAAGGAAGAAAAAAAGAATGTCCTCATCCTGAGATGTTCTAATGTATGTGGATATGAGCTAGGTCGTAAATCATTTTTAGGATTTTGCTTAAATCAATTAAAAGAAAAAAGTATGATTGAGTTAGACTTTGATTACACAACAAAGAGAGACTTTATCAATATAGATTCCGTCTGTGATATCGTATCTAAGATATGTGATGATCCTTTCAACGGAACATATAATCTAAGTTCGAACATACCTTATGCTATAGGTGATCTAGCTTTAAACTTGATAGAAGGAAATGGCACAGGCCATCTAGTATGTGCTACTCAATTGATTTTTGATCAATTCGTCTTAGATAATACGAAATTGCTTGACAAACTAAGGATTGGCTGCTATGATTTTAATATCAAATCTCATATAATTAAGATAGGAAGACAATTATGCAAGATATGATCATTAGCGCTATATCTGATTACAAATACGACGATATAAAATATTGGGTCAACTCCATTGAGAGGTCAGGATTTAAAGGTCGTAAAGCAATCGTCGTCCATAATATCCTTGATGAAACTGTATATAAATTACGGGATAGAGGATTTGAGATCTTCCTGACATCCAATACTAGAAACACAGAAGATAACGGATTTCATTTTGCTGATAATTTTGGCAATAGGGTCACTGTCACTAGGCATTTTTTTAACTGGTTTTTCTTAAAGAATCAAGAGAACATCAGATATGTGATCTCAACTGATATTGATGTTCTCTTCCAAACAAATCCTTCAGAATGGTTAGAACAGAACCTAGGAGATCATAAGTTGAATTATGGCTGTGAAGCTCTAAGATATAAAGATGAGCCATGGGGCAATGATAATCTCATGAGATGCTTTGGCCCTCATGTATACGAAGAAATGAAAGACAATTCTATCTATAATGCAGGTTCGATGGCAGGTGATTGGAAAACATTCGTAGATTTTTCATTGAATGTATATAAGACGATAGAATCCATTCAGAATGATGTTCCGGATCAAGCAGGTGTCAATTTCTTACTCAATCTAGAACCTTATAAGTCTATCACAAAGTTTAATGATCATGATGTTAATTGGGCATGTCAGTTAGGGACTACTGCTAATCCTCATAAGATCAATCACTTTAGGCCTAACTTATTGAGCCCTGAACCCGTGTTTGATGGACATCATATATATACAAGCAAGGGTGAAAAATATTGTTTGGTACATCAATACAACAAAGTGCCTGATTGGCAAGCCAAACTCGAAAAGATTTATGGGTGATATATCATGATTATTGTGACTGGTGGTGCTGGGTTTATTGGTAGCAATTTTATAAAACTTCTCGTTAAAAAAACATCAGAACAAATTGTAGTAGTAGATAACTTAACATATGCTTCAACCTTAGGTTTTAAGGATATTGTTAATTTACCTATTTTATTTTATCAGTATAATATCATTGATAATGATATATTAGAAACGCTCTTTAAAAATTATACTATATCTGCTATTATTCATTTTGCGGCAGAAAGCCATGTTGACAATTCTATCATTGATTGTCAACCATTTATAGATACCAATATTACAGGTACAGTCAATCTTCTTAAACTAGCAGTCAAATACAATGTAAAAAAATTTATACATATCTCTACAGATGAAGTGTACGGTGTTGCAAGGAAAAGTAAATTTGATGAGACATGGCATTTAGATCCACAGAATCCATATTCAGCTTCTAAAGCAGCAGCGGAACATTTTGTTAATGCTTTTGTTAACACATACGGACTTAATGCGATTATTGTCAACTGTTCTAATAATTACGGACCTAATCAATTTCCGGAAAAATTAATTCCTGTCACAATTAATAATTTGCTTAAAGGTAACAATATTCCTATCTACGGAGATGGCCAACAAATAAGAGATTGGTTATTTGTTGAAGATTGTTGTGAAGCAATTTATGCCGTTTATGACAGAGGTAAAATAGGGGAAAGATATTGTATTGGCGGTGATAATGAAATGTCAAATTTAAATTTGATTAAAAAAATTATTTCTATTATGGGTAAATCAGAAACCTCAATAGAATTTGTAGAAGACAGACCTGGCCATGATATTCGTTATGCTACAGATATTAATAAAATTAAATCAGAATTATCATGGTCTCCGACCACTTTGTTAGATGATGGTTTAAAACTTACTATTGATAGGATTCAAAATGAAAATAGGGTTTAATTGTTCTTCATTTGATCTGTTCCATGCAGGTCATGTAGCCATGCTTAAGATGGAAAAAGAACTGTGTGATCATTTGAAAGTCGCTCTTCAAGTCGATCCTTCTTTTGATCGTCCCGGGATCAAAAATAAACCCGTACAATCTATCTATGAACGTCATAGTCAGTTAGTTGCCTGCAAATATGTAGATGAGATCCTCTTATATGATACTGAAGATGATCTCCTTAATCTCATTAAAAGCCAGACTATGCATATCCGATTCTTGAGCGAAGAATATAAGAATCGTGACTTTACGGGTAAAGAATATTGTTTGAATAACAGTATCGAAATACACTATCATCTACGTAAGCATAATTTTAGTTCTACTGAATTGCGTGATAGGATTTATCATATGGAATTAGAAAAAAGAAATAACGGATTTGAGAGTCCTATACCTCCACACTCATTAGAATTATTAAAAAAGGAATCTCGATAATGAAAGATGCAGTGATATTTGTTCCGGTAGGAATTCCTGTGCATTATAGCGATGACTATGATAAGTACAATCATTGGAGATGGGCGAAAGAAAATCGTAACTATGATGTGATTGCTTATAGCTATAAAGATAATTTTGAGGTAGAAGACGGGACGTATGATGTTCTTATAAAAAACCAAAAAGGTTTTAAGTGGGAACTCGCAAGACATTTCATGGAAAACTTTGATTATAGCGATTATCGGTATGTTGCATTCTTTGATGATGATGTGATTACTGATATTCAGAGCATTAATAGAGCGATTGAAATAGCGAAAGAGAACGATTTAAAATTGTTTCAGCTTTCTACTAAAAATGGGTCAGAACACACTCATCAGATTCTCTTTCAAGACAAATCATTGAAATTTACGATTACAAATTTTAATGAAGGCATGGGTCCTTTTTTTGATTCAAAGGTCGTCCCTGATCTCCTTGATTTTTGGAAATATCATAATGTAAAAAGCGGGTACGGATTTGATTTATTGTTTACTGAAATAATTCAACAAAAAGCTGGAGTGATACATGAAGTATCGATGTTCCATCCTCCTGCATCATTTTATGGATATACACCTAGCTATTATGATAAATCAGAAGCAGTACAAGAGATGTATCACGTATTGAATGTCGTTTATCCTGAATATATGAAGACTAAATATAACAAATCTACAGGACCTTTTAACCGGCAATATATTGTTTATGAGACGGAAATGAGAGTTTAATGAGCCAAGGATATATTTTAATCGGCCTAGGCATCGAGTATATCAATGAGGCATCGATGCTTGCAGCCACAATAAAAAAACAAGGTGACAACAGACCTGTCAGCATTCTTGTTTATAATAAAGATATTGAATACGCTCATTCAAAGGGTACATTCGCTGATGTGATTGATTTTGTTCCTAAAAGCGATTTCTGGAACCATTGTAATACTACATTTGAAAAACATGGTACATATCCAAAGACTCATTTACATCATTATGCTCTGTATGACGAAAATATTTTCCTTGACTCTGACGTGCTTTGCCAATACAATACAGATACCCTATGGAATAAACTCACCAACAAGCAAGTGCCGGTGACGATGATGGGTCAATATGATGATGCGTCTTGGCATTGGGGTAAAATATGTGAGATATCTCATAATGTAGGCAAGCACATACCTCATATTCATGGGGGTTTTTTATACTTTAAAAAAGGCACATTTGCTGATAATTTTTTTGATGCTTGTGAAATGTTAGCATACAACTATGACTCGTATGGTTGTATGAGATGGTATAAAAATAGCATTCCTGATGAGATGTTGTTCGCTCTCTCACATGCAAATTTTGATATGAGACCTTCTGAATTTGATCATATGCCTATCATGACATTTAATTATACGCCAGATATGGATATGCCTTCTAAGCTACAAACTCACAATAATAAGATTTTAGAAGATTATATACCTTTCATTCACATGTACAATCGTACAAATCATCTAGCAATTTTCAATAAAATTATGGTAAGGAATTAAAATGGCTAATGTAGTTCTAGATATTAATAATAAAGTACAAGGTCGCAGTTACACAAGTAACCATGTTAAATTGTTGAAGCATATGGATCGTCTTTCTATCATCCAAGAAGGTGGTCGACCTAAGCCAATCATGTTCCACATGTCTCCTTGCAACCCATGCAACTTGACTTGTTCTTTCTGTTGCTTTGCCAATCGTTCTATGAAGGAAATGTTGACAGTTGAACAGATGAAATCTGCAGTTGATCAGTTTGCTGCTTTGGGTGTTCTTGGTATGGAGTTTACTGGTGGCGGTGAGCCTACTCTCCATCCCAAGTTAGATTACATGATCGAGTATATCCACAACAAGGGAATAAAGATTGGTATTGTTACTAATGGTTCACGCCTGAAGAAGATCAAGAATTGGCATATGGTGTCATGGGTTCGTCTCGGAATGTATGGGTTTGATGAAGGTTATGAATATGATCTTTCTGTGTTTGATGGCTTGGATAACATCGAGATCTCTGCTGCTTATGTTTGGGATGGCGCTCTTGAGACTTCCACAAATCCAAACGTGACTGGTAACTGGACTGATCCTACAAAGAAGATTCTTTCAAAAGCATTCTACAAAGAAGAAAACTTCTATCGTATGTTAGATTGGGTTCAAGATAAAAAGATTCCTACTCGCATTGCATTTAATGCAATCAAAGATACTGTTGAAACTGCAAAAGATATCGCATCTATTCGTAAACTGTTGGATACTTATGAAGCCAAAAATGGCCCATTGACACATGCATTCCTTTCAGACTTTAACTTTAAGGGAACTCGTCGTAATGATCATTGCTATATGCACATGGTCAAGCCGTGTGTGTTTACTGATGGTAACGTATATGTTTGTCCATCAGCAGAACTTGCTCCTGAAAACAACTACCACGTAAACGATAAGTTTAAAATATCTGATATTGCGGGTATCACTGATTTTTATAATTCACAGGTTGGCGGTGCAGGTGTATCTCGTCGTAACCACGATTGCTCATTCTGTAAGTATGCTTACCAAAACGAACTTATTGATGATGTTGTAACTGAAACTCGCCATAACGAATTCGCATAAAGGAAAATATATAATGAACGTATTTGATGAAAAATACTACGAAGATGGCATTGCTAACCACATTAGTGGTTATGAAAATTATCGTTGGATGCCTGAGCGTACAATTCGTGAGGCAACTTCTATTATTGAAAAGGTAGAATTTGAGACAGTATTAGATTTTGGTTGTGCTAAAGGTTTTATGGTTTATGCTATGAGTCTTCTAGGCAAGGATGCTTTAGGAGTTGATATCTCTGAATATGCAATCGGTGCTTCAATACCTCAAGTTAAAGATAAGCTGTCATTAATCAATTCACCAGATGAAATTTCTGGGCATTATGATCTGCTTATGGCCAAGGATGTTCTAGAACACGTACCATATGATATTCTTCCTGGGATGCTAAAAACATTCCGAACAAAATGCAGTAAAATTCTTGTTGCAGTTCCGCTCGGTGAAAATAAGAAGTTTCGCATTCGGCAATATGAAATGGACGTAACACATATCATCCGTGAACCTGAAGAGTTTTGGTTGAAGGCTCTCGGAGATGCGGGTTTCAAAATTAAATTCTTTGATTACCAAATGGGCAATCTAAAAGGCAATTGGACAAAGACCCACCCTTTTGGCAATGCTTTCATCATAGGTGAATGATATGGATCATTTTTATAATAACATCGAAGGTTTCTTTGATTTTGAAGATGTATATAAGACAATGGTAGATGGATTGCCAGAAAATTCTCATTTCGTTGAGATAGGTGCTTTTTATGGAAAGAGCACCGCTTTCATGGCAACAGAAATCGCTAATTGCAATAAGAAAATAAAGTTTGATGTTGTCGATACATGGCGAGGCAGTCCTGAGCATCAAGACGGCGCTTGGGATCATCGAGTTGATTTTGTAAATGATACAGCGTTTGAAAAATTCACTAGCAATCTAAAACCCGTAGAAGAATACTATACACCTATAAAGATGTCATCTACAGATGCAGCTATGACATATGCAGATAAAAGTTTAGATTTTGTGTTTATCGATTCGGCCCATGATTATGAATCTGTAAAAACAGATATATTGGCATGGTTACCAAAGATAAAACCGGGAAGATATATAGGAGGACATGATTATACGCCAGGTACGGATCCTAAATGGAATAATGGTGTAGACAAAGCAGTAAAAGAAATATTTGGGGATGACTTTGTTGTGAGCATGGTATCTTGGATAGCAGAAGTCAAATAGGAAAAAATATAATGAGCAAAAATGTTTTGATTACAGGTGGTGCAGGTTTTATTGCTCACCACCTGATAAACCACATACTCAACAATACAGATTGGAATGTTGTTAGCCTTGATCGTTTGGATTTCTCAGGCAATCTGAACAGGCTACATGACCTCATCAAAGACAATCCAAACAAGCACAGACTTAAGATCGTATTTCATGATCTTAAGTCTGCTATTACTCCTCTTACTGCTACTCGTATCGGTGCCCCTGATATTATTCTTCATCTGGCCGCTGGCAGTCATGTTGATCGCTCAATTGATTGTCCCATGGAGTTTGTCCTTGATAATGTGGTTGGAACCTGTAACATCCTTGATTTCGCTCGTGGATGTAATGGTTCCTTAGAGAAGTTCATTTATTTTTCGACAGATGAAGTATTTGGTCCAGCTCCTCCTGGGATTAACTATGATGAGTATGATCGTTATAATAGTACAAATCCTTATTCTGCAACAAAAGCAGGTGGCGAAGAGTTAGCTGTTGCATATCGTAACACATATAAACTTCCTATTATAATAACTCATACGATGAATGTGTTTGGTGAGCGTCAGCATCCAGAGAAGTTTATTCCTTTGTGTATTAAAAAGATCAGAGATGGCGAGACTGTCACCATTCACAGCGATCCTTCCAAGACAATTCCCGGAAGCAGACATTACATTCATGCGGTAGATGTTGCAGAAGCTATTATGTTTATATTAGATAACGTGGATGATAAACAATATGATATAATTCCCAAGCTCAACATCGTGGGTAAACAAGAAATAAATAATCTAGAGTTGGCGCAAATTATTGCTGATGCTCAGGGTAAAGAGCTAAAATATGTCATGTTGGATTTTCACTCTGCTAGACCTGGACATGATCTTAGATATTCTTTGAGCGGTGAGAGAATGAAAAATCTAGGATGGGAACCCAAGATTGATTTAACTGAAAGAATTAAACAGGTGGTCGATTGGACTCTTAACAGGCCAGATTGGCTTATTACCTAAAGGATAAATGATGTTAAAATATATCGCTGCTTTATTACTAATGACAGCTGGTGCATTTGCAGCTGATCAACTACCTCCCAAACCCACTGAGTCCTGTAAGGTTCAGATACCTCACGGCATGCCTGTGACTGATGAGAGCAGCGATATAATCATCTGCCGGACGGGTTACATACTAGCACATGATAT